TCTTTCTTTGAAAATATTCTTTCAACACCTGTGATACCTAATGCTCCGAATGATAAAAGTGCTACCGCTTGAACTAAAGCATCACTTGGTGCTTTGTCAACGTGAGAGAAACTATTCGCAAAAAGTGTTACGAATAATGAGAATGAGCCAAAAATGCCTACGAGCCTTTTAGAACTTGGTTCGTTTTTTTCACAAAAAAACCTTGTGATAAGCCATCTTTTTTCTTGTTGTTTGTTTTGCATAACTTTAATTTTTAATTGTTATTAATAAATTAAAGTTTCTCGGTTGTGTAAAAATAATTAAAAAATATTTATTATTTTATACAAATATAAAAAAAAATATTTATAAAACGGAGCGTAAAACCCATTCATCGCTTTTTAGCGTGGATGGGATGTAAGCGACTAACCCTGATTGAGAATATACCCACGAATAGTATCAGGAGATGCCTCACCTATTGAGCAAACGAAAGATATTTAGAAGCAAAAAAATTAATTTCAGAATCAAAATCAATAGAGCATTTTTATTCTAAAAAACACCCTAATAAAATATATAAAGGGGTTTTTAAAAATGGAGATAAATATCAGGCTAAATTAACTGTAAACGGTAAATTAAATAATTTAGGCTCTTATGATAGCCCTGAATCTGCAAGAGATGTTTATGAAAAAGCAGTTGCTCTTTTAAATCAAGGTCGAGATATTGAGCATTTAATTAAAAGAAAAAAAAGACTATAAAAATAGTCTTTTTGTTTTAAGTATAATACTTTATAATTCTTTCTTTTTGTATTTTTAAAGCTTGTTCAACGGTTTGTGCTTTATTGTTTTTTAACAAACTCCCTTTATTTACTAATGGGGCTATCAGTCTTTTTTGGTTTTCAATTACATATTCTTCTACAATTCTATCGAATTTTTTTAAATCAACATTTTTTATTTTTTCATCCTCAACATCAATGTATAAATAAAATCTTTGGTTTCCATTATTATATTCATCATCTACATAACTTTCTACTAACTTTAACAGTTCATATTTATCTTCAAACTTGCTTTTGTTTTTTTCAACACCATCCGTCTGTTTATGATACCTAATGTGCGTTAAATTCTGCCAAATTTTGGGAGTTATTCTTCCTATTGATTGAAAATGCATAATTATATCCATATCTAAATGTCTACTTGTTGCTATTGCCCCCATTAAATCCATAGATAAACTGTCTGCGAGAATTCTTGAGCTATCTTCAATAAGAAATAAACCATTTCTAAAATCATTTAATATTTTAGATAATGCTTCTTGTAAATCTCTAATTGTCATTCTAATACCGTTATCGTGAAACGGTCTAATTCTTCTTACTTCAATTTTAGAGTGAGCTGAAAATCTTATAATATCAGATTGTTTTAATGCTTTATATTGCTCATATTCATCATTAACATCTAATATTAAAACTCTTCTTGCGGGAACTCCTTTACTTGGATTTCCTAATACATATTGATTAATAAGTTTTGTAGTTGTATAAGTCTTTCCACAACCTTTACGTCCTACAACAATTATCAATTTTGGTTCTCTTTGTTCCATATTACATTGTTTGTTTAATCTTGTAAAAAAATATTAAAATCCAAACAAATAACAACAACATAACAACCCACATAGGATTGTTATTATTGTTTTCGTTACCTGTTACATTACTTGCCATTATTTTTTACCTCTTGGTTTTTTAACTGCGGTTGTTCTTTTCTTTCTTACGGGTTTAGTTGGTTCGTTACCACTTAATCTTTCTAATTCAGAAAGTATTGCAGGGTCGCCGAATTGTGGCATACCTGCTACGTCTTGAAAATCATCAGTAAATCCGCCGTTATCTCTTAAATTACTATAAACGCCTTGTTCATCAGGTTCAAAATAAGCCAATTGCTCATCTAAATTAGTTTTTGGAATACTTCTCTCACGTTTTCTTGGTGTTCTTGCGATAGGTTCTGAAATTACTTCAGCAATATCGTCTGTATAAGAAACATCTTCTCTGTCGTATGGTTCAGGGTCAGTATTATTTATATTTCTCGGTGTTGAAGTAGTATCTCTAACGGGTTCAGGTCTTGGTGGTGTTGGTGCTTTTGGCTCTTGTTGTTCTCTAATAGCCATAGTATTCTCTTTTAAAGAGTCTAAAATGCTATTAGTAGTCTTTCTCAACATAAATGCTTGTGCGCCTTTTGTAGCAATGTCAGTACCGAAGTAGTACATCAATAATTGCTCATCGGTCATTCCTATTCCACGTTTTTTAAATACACGAATTAAAGGGGCTTTTACTTTATCCTTAAATTCATCCGTAACAACAAATGCTTCTTTAATGCTATCATTAAATTCTACTGCAAAGTCTTTAATTGGCATCTGTCCTGCTTCTGTTTGAAGTTGGATTGATGGGTCAATTTCGCCCTCTGCAATTAACTTGTCTATTTTTGCTTCGCTGATTTCGGGTATTTTACCCATATAGAAACAACCTTTTTCATAAATGTCCAAAGTCATTTCAGCCATCATTTCAGCCCCCATAGTTTTTTCCTTACCGTCTAATTCAGAAAAACTTTCATTAAAAGGTCTTTCAGGTTCGGCAGATGCTTCTTCGCCATCTCCATCAAGGTCTGCGAAACTTGGTCTTTCAAAAGTAGGTTCTTCCAATTCCCCCATTTCTTGTAAATCGCCTAATTTGTGTTGTGTGTATGACCTCTGTTTTACAGGTGCGTCTAAAGGAGAAAAATCATCGTTTATAATTTCTACCTCTTCAAAGTTTTCAAAGTTTTCTTGGTTACTCATTTTTTAATAATTTTATATTAGCGTTTATGTTGTCAATTTTTTCCAAAATTTGTTTATCTGATGGATGTCTTGGATTAAGCCTTAATATTTCTTGTTTGTACAAAGATACTAAAGTGTCAGGTTTTTTCAAAATATATGAGATATTTGAGTTGTCAAGGTTTAGTTCTTGTTGTATAACAGATGCACAAACGCCTATTGATATTCTTCGATTGTTTTTTCGTTTCATATCAAAAATGTCTTCCAACTTAATATTAAACTCATTGCAAACTATTTGAACTAATCTTAATGCTTGTTCTATTTGCTCTTGGTTTAAAGTTGGTGGGTTCTTTCTTGAGTATTTTAAAATCTCAATTAACTTATCCGTTCCGATTATTTGAATAGTCTTGTCTAATTCCTTGAAGACAATTGACACGTTGTTGTTTTGATTATCCATATCTAATCTTCTAAATATTCGTCAATGATTTTTTTTGTCATATCAAAACTCCAAGAAAATACTGATTTATAGCCTTTTGCAGTAAGTTTTTGCAAACATTCGTGTTGTAATTTCAAGTGGTCTTTTTGAGAAGCCTTAATTGTACCATCTTTTTTGAATGGCGTGTCAATTTTTAATTCTATAAATAGCCCACAGAAACCATTTCGGGGTTCAAGAATTAAAATGTCAGGACATTTAAACCCGTTTTTTTGAACGAGTTTATTTCTACCTGCTTGTCTTTCAGTTAATTTTACAGACGCAATAGTGTCTGATAAAAAATCAACTTCAGGATAAATTAAAGATAAGTAACGTGCTACTGATTTTTGTAGTTCATATTCCTCGTGTTTCATATTGTTGTTTAGTTGTTTAGTTTTTCTTGGTTATTAAATGCCGTATTTTTTTGTAAACTCTGGATGCTTTAGAATTGCTTTTCCAATTTCCCTGCTTCCGTCATTATCGCTTGGGAAATGAATCCCTAAATAAACACGACTGTAAGATATATCTTCTATTAATTCTTTGCAATATTGGTATTCAGTTGGGTATTTGTTTCCGATTACATTTAGTATCACTATTGATTGAATCGTATGTCCTGACGGATATGACGGTGTATCGGCAGAGTAACTTTTGTAAGGGAAAAGTTTTAATTTGTAATATTGAGCCAACTGATAAGGTCTTGGTCTTTGATGCTGAAATTTAAGTTTAAAAATTAGATTTTGTATGTCTTTTACAATATCAATAATCAATTCTTCTACCTCAATGTTTTTTTGTTTAAAGATACTTGACAAAGACTGAATTAAATTTTTATCATAAGCCAAATATCTTTTTAAGTAACTACTATTTTCAGGTTGAGAAACAACAGAAACATATTCTGTGATTTCGTTAAGTTCTTCCTTAACTAATTCAGAATCATTTTTAGGCACTATTGAGTCCTTAAAAGTATCAAATAGGTCATCAACTAAACAAGTGCCTTGTATAAAGGCTAATTGTTCTTGTGTTGGGTTTCCGTATGTTAATTCATTAAATTCCATAGTGTTATTTTTGTCCTTGTCCTACACAACTTGTCATAAAGTTATCGTATGTGTTTTGCATTTGTTCTTGAGAACTAAATTTTTGCGTTTCAGAAAATTTAAGCCATTTTTCTTTACATAACACAACTTGCGGAGTATCTAAAGTTTCAATAACTTCAGGCTCTTCAATTTTAGTTGTACCTGATTCGGCAGGAACATTTGTTGATGCAGGAGGTAATGTTTGGTTTGACGTATCAGGAAGACTCATATCCTTTACCACAGTAGTGTTTTTACCTACTGCTTTGCTTACTATAAATCCAAGTACAAATCCTGCACCTGCAAAAATTAAATCTCTTCTGTTCATTTTATTTTAATTAAGATTTTCTTGCCATACAAGCATCAAATTGTGCTTTTCTAATAGCGACTAAATCAGCGTCTTTGGATAATCTTGCACTTGCCATAAAATCATCTGCTTCTTTATTACAAGCGTCAATTTTTGCTTGGTCAACTGCGGGAAGAATTGCGTCTATTGTTACAATTTCATCAGTAGAACCTGACTTGTCTTTTGATTTTTTTAAATAACCAACTAATAAATAGCCAACTGCTACTCCTGCGCCTACTAATATAATATCTCTTGTATTCATAATTTTAATTTTTAAGAATTAATTATTTTGCTTTGTAAACAGTCATACCTGTTTTAGTTTTTGATGCTACATACGTTTTACCATTGTAAGTAAATGATGCTGAATTGTTCTTTTTGGCTTCCAACATTGCTTTGAAATACCCGTTTACCGCTTTTGCCATAATTTCTGTTTTTAATTGTTTTTGTTTTTTAAATAATTTTTTCCGTTATAATAAAAAGTAGAAACTCCAATAACAATTAAACTTAATTGTATAAATTTTGGCAATGTTTTACCTTTTAATCCTGCATAAACACAAATTGGAGCAATAACAAAAACATCAATAACCCTAATTGCTTGGCTCTTTTGAAATTCTTCTATCGTTTCTGTTCTAATTTCGTTTATTTTCATATTTTTAAAGTTTTTACTTTTATTTTTTAAAAAATTTCAAAACTCTTTGAACGTTTTTACCGTCGTACGGGACTTTCCCATTTAACCAATCTTGTTTTTCTGCACAACGACAATCTTCTGTTACCGCTTCTACAATCATTTTAATTCCTGTAAATTTAGTAATTTTTGCAACAGTATCGCCTAAACCTTTACTTTTTTCCATAAAAATTATTAAAAGGGATATTATTTAGTAAAATCCTTATTAACTATTCTATTTGTAAAATAAACAACTGAACCTACTCCAAAAACAACTCCTACTACCACACTTCCTAAAACTGTTACTAAAGCCCCTTTAGCGAAACTATATTTTTGAGAATATGAGTACATAGCAAAACCTAAAGGAACTGCCAAAAGAACTAACTTTCCGTTATTTGATTCAGTAGCCATATTATGTTGGTTTATATTTTTGACCCATTGCTTTTTTAACGTTGTATTTTACTTCTTCAACGTCATCTACCAAATTAAGAAAATCATCGTTTGGCTTTTGCTCATCGTTCAATTTTGCAATCGCTTTTCTGTAATATGTAATTCCATATATTGAAAATGCAAATAAAAGACCGAATAAAAGTAAACTTTTTAAATCCATTGGTTTTTGCGACCCCATACTTTCAAATACGTCTTCGCCACCGCCTGACGGTGCTACTGTTTGTACAGGTGCTACTGGTGCTACTGGTGCTACTGGTGCAATTGGTGCTACTGATACTTCTGTTTCCATAACTTTTTATTTATTAAATTTTTTATATGCAAAATATGCAATTACCAATCCTCCTAAAATTAGTAAGTTCGTTTTGTTTTTTTCTAAAAATGTTTGTGGTGCAAATTCTGTATTTGAATTTGAACTTGAATTTGATTTTGGATTCACGGGGATTGAATCTTCTACTTTAACTGCATCATAACCTAAAATATAAGTATCATCAGAAAAGATAAGATATGGTGTCATCACAATTCCACGACCTCCTCCGCCTGTTTTCGCTATATCAATAATATCTCCAATTTCAAGAGTTCCAACTACGTCAGTTCCTGCATCTCCAAACATATCTTTTTTATTCGGATTAACTTTTAGAATATTAGTCCTTTTAATTACTTTATATTTTGCCATAATTCCTATTTTTTGTTTTTAAACGCTCTAACGATTAAGACTATCCCTGCTAACATACCTAATCCTCCATAAATAAATCTATGGTTTTGTAAATGCTCAACAAACTTGTCTTTATTAGAACTTAATGATTTAACAATATTGTTTTTAGGCTTTCCATCTAATACAGAATCTATCAAAGACCCATCAACAACCTCAACCTCTAAAAGCAATTTTATTTTTTTACCCTGAATTTGACTTGCTTTAAATTTTTGTGGTAAATACCCATAAAAAGTAACTTCTACTTCTGAATCAGGAGTTATTAATTCATTTTCAAAAACGAAATTCCCGTCTAAATCTGCTTGTTCGCTTAATTTGTTTGTTTTATCTTCTGTTTCAATAGAAATATTAGCCAAACTCATTGGCTTATTGTCAGAATCTAAAACTTGTCCAAATATTTTCATTATGCTTTTCCTCCTCTAATTCTCTGAATTGTATAAAAATTCACAATAGCACCTAATACAAAAGAAACTATACCCACTACAACGAATGCAGTTGATAAATGCTGATGCACTTTAGCACTTGATTCTTTCTTTTTTTGTTCGTCAGATTGGGCGTTATTAGTGCCTACTTGACTATCTTGAACCGCTCCTATCATAATTGTAATAAAATAATGTTATACCTGCTATTATTGATAAAATACCAACTTGTATATAATTTTTATATGCTTTAACTGCTAACCCAAAACTACCCTCGTTAAGCCATTCGCTTGGTAGTTGCTCTAATATTTTTTTCTTAACTTCCCAAACTCTTAATTTACCGTCTTTTACTTGACGGAAAGCAGGGTTTGACTTATATATTGCACCTGCCGATAAACCTAATCCTTGAATAACCCAATCATCAGGTTTTCCGATAGCAATAGGAAAAAATGTAACAAAATACGTGTCTGTATAACTTTTTAATTTTCCTGAAAAACGCTTATAGTATTCATATACTAAATCTAATTGTTCAGAATAGCCCATTTTTCTAATATCAGACATTAAGTATCGTTTACCATTTACCGTCTTATAATTTTTGCCTTTATCAGGACAAAATTGAATCAAACCATAACAACCAATATTGTTTGCTTTTGACGGACTAAAAGTTCTTGCAGTTTCAAAATACATAATTGCCATTAACCAATTTGGGTCAATTTGCAATTTACTTGAAATCTCCTTAACTTTATTTATAAAACCACTTCTATAAGAAGCAGGTACTTTATCTTCGTATATCAAAACCATTTACCACAATATTTTATCAGCATACCAACCATTTGAACCCGTTTTTTTACGGTCTTTCTCGTGTCTTTGCTTGTACAACTTTCTTCTTTCTTTAGCATATCCTTTTGGGAAATACCCTTTTTTTTCTTTCTCCATATAGGTTGGGTAATCATTCATACCCAAAGCCCCTATTGAAGCAATCTTTTTACCATTCTTGAAAACATCAATTTTTTTAAGCGGGTTAGTTGAGGGTTTTATTTCAACCCTCAAACTATCTGCCTTTGCTTTTGAATATGGTAATATTTTATAAGCCATTATGCTCCGCAACCACAACCACCTGCATTATAAAAGCCCTCTTTATTCTTTTTAGGGGTGCTATTCCAAATGAATATAATCGCTCCTAAAACTACTAAACCTCCAATAATATAACCTTTATTCATAATATTTAATTTTAATTATTTATAATCGTTTTTAAACCACAAATCTAAAAACCCATTTACACCTAACATTTTTAACAAATAACCTCTACTCTCTAATGGTATGGTTCTGTTATTTAATAGTTGCTCCGTAGTCATTTTACCTTTAACTTTATTTCTCATAGAGTAGTAACCTGCGTTGTAAGAAACCATTACCTTATTTAAGTGTGCAACATCTCCGTCTTTAAATGCTTCTAAAAGCCACCTTAAAATCGCAGTTCCTATTGCTATATTAAATTCAGAATTTCTTTGTAATGCTGAACGTATTTCGCTTCTGATTGCTGATGTTGGTAATTTATTTGGATTATAACTTTTGCTTGATGGAATTGCTTTATTGAAAAAAGATTTTGCTTTTTCTGAAAGAGGAGATTTAACCATAACTTGCCACTTTGCAAGTACTTCCCAAACTGTATTAGGTGTAACTTGCATAAGACCCGTTGCGTCGTATTTATTAGGAGGAGCGTTAGTGACACCGCTTTCTGTGCATATAAAACCTGCAATTATAGAATTGTCGATTTCAAATTCTTCTCCCCAAGTGGTAATAAATTTAGTATAATCTTTAACAACTTTATCCAACAAAGATTTATTGCCTTTAATTACACCCTTATCTGAATACTTAAAATTACCTTGCGAAAAACTTCTATTAACGTCAGGGACTTTCATCTCTACTTTAGTGTACTTTCCCATAATATTATTCGCTTAAAGGTTTTTCATCGACAGGTGTTTCATACTCTTGTAGAGTAATTGTTCCGCCTCTAATTCTTCTAACGTTACGGGTAAGGTACTTCGTAAGAGCAAAGCCTCCGATTGCAACACCTATAATGCCTACTATTAATAAAATTTTTTTCGCTTTGGTCATTTATCGTTTTTTTCCAAAATAATTGATTGCACCTGCTGAAAGTATCAGTAAAGCACCACCAACTAATAAACCACCCCAACCGATTCCTGATTTTTTTTCAGGGTCTTTGTTTTCAGCGGGAGGAGTTTCAAGTGCTTGTTTTTCTAATAACGCTTTCTGCTCTAATTCTTCTTTTTCTTTTGCTTCAAGGGCTAATTTATCCGCTTCTTCTTTTTCTGATTTTGCTTTTAAATCTGCTTTCTTTTTAGCAATTTCACGGCTTTTTGCTTCCGCTTCTTGTCTTTTTTTCTCAATAAGCTCTTTTAAATCATCTCTTAAATCATCTTGGGTGTCCGAAATGAATTCAAGAATCTCATCTAATTGTTCTTGCGATTCCTCTGTTTTATTTTCTTCGTTCTCCGCTCTAGCTAATTCTAATTTTTGATTAAGTTTAGCTAAACCGTCTAATCTTTTAGCAATAGTTGGAGGTACTTTGTTATCCAATGCTTTTAACAAATCATTAATTGTTTCCATAGTGTTTCTCTTTAATAAAGTTATTTTAATTTACAAATATAAAAAATTATTACAAATACTTATAATTATTATCTTGTTTTTATCTAAATGTTTTTTAACAGGTCTGCTAACAAACTATTTGCGATGATTTTTTGTCCGCTTGGTGTCGGGTGTATTGCATCGCTTGTCATACTACTTGGAATGTTGAACTTATCAACAATCGTAGCATTTTTAATAGTTGTTTTTATTGAATTTTGATAATCAACATACTTATTTTTCAACTCAATCATTCCTGCTTTTGTAGGAACATTGGTTGTTGGCTTTAATTTGTTTTCGTCCATAAATCTTTTAGCATCATAACCAATTATTACAAAAGGCTCTGCACCTTTGCTTTTGATTAAATCTACCATTTTTTGAACGTTTTGTAATGCTCTTTGTTTTGAAACTCCGCTAAACATATCGTTTATACCACCATAAACATAAACCCTATCATATTTATTAGTTTTTAACTTTTCTGTAAGATTTGTTAATAACCAATCAGTTCCTTTACCGCTTTCAGCCAATACATCAACTTTAACCCCTTTAGGTTCTAATTCTTTCTTTATAACATTTGGATAAGTTGAAGTTGCGGGTTTTCCTTTATATTCAATAGCCGAAATAGAATCCCCGACAAAAAGTAAACTTTTAAGTTTCTTTTTGCCGAAGAATTTCTTTACAGTAAAATAAATTATGGTAACTCCAATTAATGATGCTACGGTGTAAATTATTTTCTTATTCATACTATTTTTTTAATTGAGCAAATGCTCTTTTTTTAGCATCATTCCAACTCTCTCCGTCTTTACGGATTTCTTTAGCCAATTGGTTTGCTTTTATTAGCATTTCTCTTCCACTACTCATTTTTTGAGTTTCTCCACCCTTTTCTTTTTTAGTAGGTTGCATTGCTTTCATTTTTCCTGCAACCTTGTCGCCAACCTCTTGGGCTTCTTCTTTTGAATAGTATTTACCATACTCTTCTTGGTATTGGCTCTTTACAGGTTTTCCCTCATATTGTTTTGCTACTTTAGCAGAAAGTTTATCAAAGTTTGAAATTTTACCTCCACCTTTGAACGTTCCTGTTTCCATAAACTTTTTGAATTTAGCCAACGCTTTGTCGTGTTGTTCTGAAACTAATTTTTCAGTCAATCTTTTTGGAGTTGAAACTTCTAAAGTATAATTAGGGTCTTCATACATTGTGTACTTGAAAATTTCATAACCTTTAGTTCCCGTAGGTTCTGTTTTTCCACCTTGAGCAGAAGAAATCAATTTACCGCTATAAGTTTTAATTGTAGAAACTCTCCAATCGTAACCATTAAAATCATCTACCGTTGTTTCGGCTTTCCAATTGTTTCTCATATCTTTTTTGATATAAGTTTCGCCAA